CTCTTTCCGAAGCGCCTCATCCACGGCGTTTCGGTTTCTAGTGTTGGGTCATAGACCGAGGACTCCCTTTCCAGTTCGCTGGGATCCGAAACGCCAAGTACAAGTTCTAGCGTTTAGGAGGTAGGGGGGTATCACTGTTACGCGTAGGTTGGAGCGTAGCCCTTGGTTAGGGCAAGAAACATGGGTTTGGCCGCCCAACCTCGGAACGGGTTGTTCCTAGACGATACGTCGATCATGAAACCCCATTCTGAGCCGCCGACTCGCGCCACCAATGCTCCGGGTGGTCCGAAAGGCGAAAGGAAGCAAGAGCGGCCTGTGGTGAATATCCCATTGGCTGCTAGCTTGGCAGCGCTGCCGCGTGGGCGTGTCTTTGTTATTAACAAGACACGTCAGCGACGGCCCAGTGTTCCCACGCAACCCAAGTCGCGCGCTTTCAGGTCCGAGCCACCGCCTCTGACCCGAAACCGCCGCCTCGTCTTTCGAGACGAGTTCGACTACAACCCCCCCGTTTCGGACGGCTGGGTCCCCGCCCCTCGTGGCTATAAGACTGACGGCCTCACCGACCGTCAGCGTGCCTGGGCCGGGACTCTAAATGCCCTCCCAAAGGCGCGTCGCATGGTTTATACTGCCACGCGACGCGCCGACGGGCGCGTTGTTGTAAAACGTTATGTCCCCACCGCTCTCGCGGACGCCAGCCTCTTTTCCAAGCCTGGTTTTCGCGACACCGGGGGTGCTATCGTTTCCTGGGCCCCGAGCCCTGGCTTGTCCCCCCCCCCGACTTCAAACAAGGACTTCGCTAAGTTCTCACGGGGAGTCGGCGAGCCCGTCTTCGACGTCGTTTTGCGTCCTGATGCGTACGATTACAAAGTCGCTCTTGACGCCGCGATGGCCGCCAACAAGCTTGCTCGCGATCGCGCCTTAGTCAGCGTTAAGCCTGGCAGCTCGCATCGCTGGCACACGACGGATTACCGCCCCGCTTCAGTGCGCGCCGGTGACCGTGGCCTAATCGACGTTCTTGTGCCCTTCACGGCCGACGTGCCTTCTGGCACGCCTGGGTCTTATCGTGGTGCACTCCGCACTGCCCGGGGGGGTTCGTACCTAGCTAAGGTCGGTTCGGCCGGTGCGGACCCCGCCCCTGTTGAGCGCGTCCATTTGCTCTCCGGCAACGGTGCGCCCTCGCCTCGTCCGCCCGGCCGGCAAACGCCTTTGTCCTTTTACATGGACCCCGTCGTCGCGGCACCTACGCCGTTCGACATGGCCGCGTTTGACGCCGCCGCCCGGGCTTCGCGCGCCCGTGGGTACGATTATCAGCGTGTTGCGCCGGTTCCGGCCACTCGTCCTCCTCTTTCCGGCAAAGGGATGTCCGCGTACCACAAACGGCGCCTCGCAGCCTCGCGCGCCGCCGCTTCGGCTTTGCGCACGAGCCGTGCCAAGCACCCCGCCACGCCGGCGGAGTCTCGCCGCTCTCGCGGTCTGGGCCAGGGGCCGAAGCGCTCAAATGTCTAAGAGTGACATTTTGGTCGCGCTTCTTTTCGCGCTGGTTTTCTCGGTCGTGCTTCCGTCAATCGAGTTGTACGTCCGACCACCGCCTGATGGCCGTTTCTTCTCGGCTTTCTGTGAGATTCTCAAGACGTGTTGCTTCGTCATTGCTATGGCGGGCTTCGGCGGCGTTTTGCTTGCAATCCCCCTTTTCATCCTGGGCGTTCTGTTCAGCCTTTTGGTTTCTTTGGCTGACGCCCTTTTCATTGCGCCGTTTGTACGCCTGTGGGAACTGTTTTTCCCTCCGGTGCCCCTCGAGCGCCGGCGTTGGGCTCCTGCGCGCATTCTGCACGCCTGGCCACGCTTCATTATGGAGGTTCCCGTCGCCAACGTGCCAGCTTCCGCGCTTGTGTTCGCCGGCACCCTCAGTGCGGCCGCCGCTGACGACGGCACTACGGCTTATTTGCCATCGTCATTCAGCTGGCTTTTCTGGCTGTTTTCGATCGTCAAGGCAGGTGCCTTGATTGCCCTGTGTCTAGCCGTCGTCCTCGTTTCGCGCTGGCTTTTTCGCCGCGCGCCGGCCGTCACGTCTATTCCGTACGGCCGCGCCACCGTCGACCGCGATTTCCACTCTTACGTTCGCCGCATTTTCCGGCCTGAGTGGTTTCCGTCGTTCACTTGGACCTGGGCAGCCAAATTCCGCGTGTTCTGTGGTTATACCACCTTGTACACTTCGGTCCGCTGCCCCGGCCTCGTTCGCACTTTTGGCTCCGTCACCGTGCGTGCCGTTGCCGGCGGTTACGACTTTGTCGGCCTTGACGACGCTTCGCGTTATCATGGCACCGGCTCGGCCTTTGTCCGTTCCGGTTCTCCGTTTGCTGCGTCTGGTAGCGTCCGCTTTCTATTCTTGCGGCGCTACTTTACCGCTCGCACGGTGTTCACTGGCCGCGACGAGTCGTTCGTTTCACACCAGGTGCTTCAGCCACTTGGTTGGGGTTTTGCCCACTTTTGGTCCCCCCATTGCGAGCCACTCGACCGCGCCTGCGCCTATCACCGCGTGGGCACCGTCCTCGTCGCGTGTGTCGGCGATTCCACGGAGATGCGGTTTGAGACCGCGCTAACCTCCGTACACGTGCCTACTGCGGTCCTTTTGGCCGCTTTGATGCGTTATTCTTTGGCAGCGAAGGCTGGTCAGTACGCTACTGTTACCACTGCCCTTCGCGACTACCCTGACGCACATGTGTACGCTATGGCTCTGGCTGCCGCCCGGCACTTTGAGCTGCCGTCGTCGCTCGCGTATCACTTAGACTGTGACGCGACCACCGCCTTTGACGCTGAGTACGACGACAAAGTGATGCCCCTCGAGACTTGGACCAATCCCGTCCTGTCTTCGTCGCTCATCATTCCTCACACGGGCGGTGTTTCTCTGGAACATTCCATCGCAGCACGTGTCGTGACAATTGCGTCTACGACGTCGTTGTCTTCGAAGGACGCCGCTTATTGCAATGAGTTTCTTGATCTCATTGCTCCCGCCGCGCCCCTCACGCCTTTGTCCTACGACGACATGTCATCTCGCATGCGTCGCCCGACACAGCAGGCTGAGTTGTGGTCCCTTTCGACCATTTACAGCATAGTGCGCGACCGCTTCTCTTTCTTCCTTAAGTCAGAGCCCGTCGCTCCTTCCAAGCCTGCTCGCCTGATCGCCGCAGTTAAGGGTTCCCACAATTACGAGCTCGCATGCTTCACACTCCCCCTCGCGGAGTATATGGAGCAGTTCGCTTTTTGGGCCCCCAGCAAGCCTCCGCAGACCATCCAGGGCGCCGTTCGCATGATGCATCAGCGCGCCATGGAGTCGTCGTCCTCCGTTTTCGAGGGCGACTATGCGAAGTTCGACGCAACTGTCGGCCCTTGCTTAGCGGCTTTCATGGCTCTTCTTTTCTCCCGGTTTTTCGGTGCAGTTGAGGGTTCTCGCGCTAGCGCCATCGCTGGCAGCGAGTTTTTCACGCCCTCCGCCTCGCGTTATGGCGGCGTCTACACCACCGGGTCCGGCACTATTAGCGGCAGCGCCAGTACCACTGTTCGCAACACTTTGTGGAACTGTTTCGTCATTTATGCCGCTTTTCGCGATGATGGCTATGAGCCGTCAGCTGCGTTTGCCGCCCTGGACTGGTGGCTTTTCTCCGGCGACGATAGCTTGGGCGTTATCGGTACCGACAGCCCCATCGTCGCTGCCAAGCGCCTTGGCATGCGTCTTGAGGGGCGCCTCTACACGTCTGGCCCCACTCGCTTCCTCGGGCGGTTTTATCCCGACCCTTGGTCCACCGAGTGCTGCATCGCCGACGTGCCGCGCTTTCTCAGCCGCTTCCACATTCTGCGCGTCCCTTCCGGCCGCTCAGTCGTCGACGCCTTGGTTCAGCGTTCGCTCGGCCATATGGTCAACGATGCGGTTACGCCTCTCGTCGGTGACCTTGCCCGCGCGGTGCTCCGCCAGTACCCAGGCCAGCGCGTCCTTCGTCCTGAGTTTTTCGACCAGTACCACCTTGACTTCATGGCTTCTGGTGCGTACAAGACTCCCGACCTTTCGGACAGCGATCTCATGCATGCCATTGCTGAGGACATGAAGTGCGATGTTGTTGCTTTGCACCAGCTTCGCTCGGAGTTTTCTAAGGTGCGCCCGGTCGTCGGCGCCGAGTACTCCGTCCTTTCTGACCTCGAATTGGCCTCCGGCACCATCTTTGCTGGGGTTCCTGTTGATGCGCGCGATTTGCCCGCCAACATCCCGTTCTTCGACCGCGTTGCTATCGACAAGGCGAAGAAGGCCCTGGCCGCTTCATCGCGTGCTTTGGCCGACGCCGCAGCGTCCGCTTCCCTTGACGACGATTCCGCGACTGCCACCACAGAGGTGACTGAGCTCAGCGGTTTCGAGGCGCTCGGCGGCAAGCCGACCATCGTCAAGCGCAAGCGCGTCGTTACACCGAGTTTTGATCGGTGTCACATCTGCGGTGCTGACCCCGCGTATCATGCCGCCAGCGCCTGCCCCAAATGCAAGCGCTGCGGCAAGCGGGGCCATGTGGGTAAGCGTTGCCCTCTCAATGCCGCAACCTCGACACCGTAATGGGTCCGTTGTTGCGTTTCTTGGGCTTGCACATTGCCCTTAGTGTACTTCGGCCGGCTCAGACTATCGTCTCGGCTGATTTTATCTGGGCGCTGCTCCCAACGTGTGACAAGATAGCACGTACAGCAGACGTCGCATTTGCGCCCTCACTGCGGCTTCGCAAGCCCGCAGTACATGAGGTTCCCATTGCTCCTTCTCCTTCATCGATCCCCTTCGACAACGCCACTAGCTCCGTGGCGTTTAGGGCCTATGTGAGCACTCTCGATCTCTGTGACGACTACGTCATTGAGACCATTCCCAACGCCCGTCGTGAGGCAGCCATTTCTGGCGCCCCACTTCTTACCGGCGTTGATGCTAATGTCGTCTGTGGGCCGTCCGCGCCCGCTAAGACGATGTCAGCCGCAGCCGGCGGCCGCCGCTGGCTTGCCGCTGATTGCGCCCTTACGGACAAGTCGTCTGACGACAGCTGTCCCGCTGGTTTCAAGCCCAGCCGTCTCGTGTGGGACCGCGCGCACCAGCTTTATAGCTGGCCTTGCCCGCCGCCCACCCCAGCACTTGCCAGTTGCCATCCATCTCTTGGCGACCCGCTCACCATGATCACCAACACTTCGACTTCTACGCGAGTGTCGGTTGGATCTTGCCGCGGTTTCGTTCGTTCGCCCTTTCTCGCCGTCACCGGTGGGAAGCGCGTTCGTGACATCGTTGGCTTGTACGACTGCGACACGCTTCCGGGCGATTGTGGCAGCCTCGTCTTTTCTTCTGACGGCGTTGTCGGCCTTCATGCCGGCACGCTCATTGTGTCGGGGCAGCGGCTTAATGCCTACTACCCCTTCCTTCTGGCCGGCGTTGAGCCAAGCCTCTCGTTCGACGCTCGTGTTGAAGGCGAGGTTCGCCATTCGTCCGCGACGCGTCCTTCTGACGCATCAGCCGTGCGCCAGCGTAGCCATGTTGCTTCGCGTCCTGTCCCACATGAGGTCTCGCGCGTGTCGCGCGAGTCCGGCATTGTGGGCATGTCTCCGGCCCCGAGTGACTTACTCACTTCCGGCGCCGGTTCGCGCGACGCCACAGTGTCTCGCTTCACAGACATGATCCTCAATCCGTGGAGCGCTCACCCTGTTCGTCTGCCTGATCATGTTGTGGTTCCGACATCGCTTGGTCGTTTCTTTGCCAACCGCACTTACAACCTTACTGGGTGCGGTACCGTTGGCCCTAATTTCATTTTCGCGATGAATTCCAAGCTTTCGAATCCCACTTCCGCCCAGCCTCCTGAGAGCACTAGCGCGTTCATTTCCAGCGTCGCCTCGACCGTTACGTCGAGTTCCACCAACGCTTACGCCTATACTCCAGGCAACATCCTCAACCCCCTCCAGTGGGGCTTGGGCGCTCAGGTTGACCCACATGCCGCTGATGGTCTGTTTGATTTCACCAACCAGACGACCAATCCCGTCAACGGCAGTCCTGGCAGCCCCACGCAGTCCGCCTCCCCGTGGGGCGATGGCTTCGGTGCCAGTCTGGCTTCCACGATTCCGTTCGTTTCGGCCTACCGCACCCTTGCCATGGCCATTCGCGTCCGCATTGTTGGTCTCCCACCCAGCCAGTTCATGACGCCCGGCAAGATGTACTTCGCCCAAGTTCGCTATGACGCTACTGACATGCCTGTCACCGAACAGGATTTCGTCGTCCTCGAGCAGCTTGGTCGCGCCTCTCACGTTTCGGCTGACGCCGTTCGCGAGGCTGGTTCTAAGACCGTCTTCTTCGTTCCCGATGGCATCAACAAGTTGACTATGTCCAGCAACTTTATGATTGCCCCGGGTGTCTTGCAGGCCAACCAGGTTTTCACTAACCAAGACGCGCCTCCCCAGCCCAGCGCCGGCGTTCGCTATTTGCCTTCGCTTGGCGTCCTCCACGCCTCCGGCTCCGACCCGTGCCTGTCCATTGTGCCTTACTCAACTACGGGTGGCACAGCAGGTTCCGCCTCTCTCATCGGGCCGGCCCAGACGTTGGCTGGTGCTGGTGACGCCACCGACGCCTACAGCGCCGACGCCACCACTTTGCTTGTGGTCGCTTATTTCGGCGCTCAGGACGGCGTTGTTCTCGAGGTTGATTACTCGACCGTCGTTGAGTACATACCAAACAAGTCCACGCCAGGTGGCGTGGAGGCCCTTGTCCAACTTCCGAGTTCGCCGGCCATGGATTCGATCTATGCCGCGGCCGCCGTCCTCGCTGAGGCTCGCCCCGTAATGATCCAGCACGCGGGCGATCTGACTATTAGCTCCTCCTCACCGGGCGGGTCCCGTGAGTCAGGCGCAATTCGGTCTCGCCTCGCGCGCATGGCTCGTGCCGCCACTGGCGGCACCTTCCGCGAGGGCTTTTGGGACTTCGACTGGCTCAAGTCCGGCAGTCTCGGCTCCGCCGGCTCCGGTCTCAATTGGGACTTTAGCGAAAAGCCCAAGCCTGAGCCCGTTTACACCCCCTTGCCTGCC